GTCACCTAAAAGAAAACGTAGCTCAATTATATGAGAACCAAGCGTCTTTCTTAATTAACGAAGCAACGTCTGACGGGTCTTCAGGTTCATTTGAAACTGTTGTATTCCCTATCGTAAGACGTGTATTTTCTAAATTATTAGCGAATGACATCGTATCAGTACAAGCTATGAACTTACCAATCGGTAAATTATTCTACTTTGTACCTAAAATTCAAGGTTATTCAGGTGGTACTAACACTCAATGGAGTGATGTATCTTCAGGAGACCACTACGCACCACTAGGAGCACCAAACGGACCAACATCTCAAAATGCAGGTTACACAGGAGCTGGAGCGGTAAGTAAAAACCTTTATGACTTATTCTACGAAGGAACTGAACCAGGTTTAGACCCAGCAGGTTTATTCGATTATTCAAAAGGTCGTTGGTCAGCAATCACTGCTACAACCTCAATCCAAAAATGGACTAACGGTTTATTAGTTGATGCTAATATTTCAGGTGATACTGTAGGTGATGCAACTATCCCTTCAGGTAACACAAGAAAAGTTATCGTTAAAATGTGTGGTTTTGCTGATACAGGTGCAGGTAAATTAATCGGACCTGATGGTAATGAAATGGATACAGAATCTTTCTTATCTGATTTAATTATCTTCACAGGTGCAGGTTTATCTGTTTCTGCAACAAACCCATGTCCAGTATCAACAGGAGCTTTATTGTTCAGAGTTGTTACTCAACAATATGGTAAAGGTATCGTTTCTTACGGTAGCACTACTCAAACTACTTGGCCATCAACTGGTAACGGTGGTTCATTCAAAAATATCTGTTCTGCAGATGGATGTATCTACTTAGAAGTTGATTTATCTTGTCCAGTATGTGCTGATTGTGATTCTACATCTTTAGATGGTTACACAGGTACTACTATTACTCAAGCGACTTCAGGAACATCATTATACGCAGCGTTTAGACGTTATGAAGAATTAGAATTTGAAGACAAAATCGGTGAGGTTTCTTTCGACTTAGATTCAGTTACTGTATCTGTTACAGAAAGAAAATTAAGAGCACAATGGTCTCCTGAGTTAGCTCAAGACGTTGCTGCATTCCACAACATCGATGCTGAAGCTGAATTAACAGCTTTATTGTCTGAACAAGTTGCGGCTGAAATTGACCGTGAAATCTTAAGAGATTTACGTAAAGGAGCTGCATGGAACTTACGTTGGGATTACAACGGATGGAGAAGAATTTCTCAAACAACATCTTATACTCAAAAAGATTGGAATCAAACATTAATTACTGCAATTAACCAATTGTCAGCACAAATCCACAAATCAACTTTGAGAGGTGGAGCTAACTGGATTGTAGTTTCTTCTGAGATTTCAGCTATTTTTGATGATTTAGAGTACTTCCACGTATCTAACGCATCTCCTGAGCAAGACCAGTATAACATGGGTATTGAAAGAGTTGGTACTCTTGCAGGACGTTACCAAGTTTACCGTGACCCTTACTTCCCAGCTAACACAGTGTTAGTAGGACACAAAGGAACATCATTGTTAGACACAGGTTACATCTACGCACCGTATGTACCTCTACAATTAACACCTACAATGTACAATCCGTTCAACTTTACTCCGATAAAAGGAATAATGACAAGATACGCGAAAAAAATGGTAAATAATCGCTTTTACGGAAGAATTACTGTAGATGGTGTTAGAACATTCGATTTAAGAGAATTGAGATAATCAAAATCTTAAAGAATAACACTAAAAGGGACAATTTATTGTCCCTTTTTTTATGCTCCCACATTAACTATATGTTTTTTGGTCAAATAACTTATATTTATTTATATGAGAAAAATAGAATTAACCGAATTTCAAGTTAAAGAAATAATAAAGTTATACACTGAAGATTTATTAGGCTCCCCCACTATTAGTGAAAAATTAAAAATACATAAAACAATTGTTTTAAACACATTAAGAAGTAATGGTATTATTCTTGGTCCGTCAGGTAGAAGAAATATTGGTGGTAAAAAAGTTGCTGATAAAAAATGGAGAGATTCTAATAAAGAGTATATGTCTAATAAATCCAAAACTTGGTATGAACAAAATAAAGAACATCGTAAAGAATATCTTAAAGAATACCGAGAAAACAATGTTGATAAAATTCGTCAAATAAAACGTGATTACGAAAGAAATCGTAAAGCGAGAGACCCCCTCTATAAACTAATCAGTAATTTCAGAACTGCTATTTACACCGTATTAAAAGAAAGTAATGTGGATAAATACGGACATTACTTTGACATATTACAATACACTCCTGAACAACTAATATCCCATTTAGAAAATAAATTTACAGATAAGATGTCTTGGGATAATTATGGTGAATGGCATGTTGACCATAAATTGCCTATAACTTATTTTAATATCTCTGAAATGGGAGATGAAGAGTTTATGAGATGTTGGTCCTTAGATAACCTACAACCAATGTGGGGTATTGAAAATATTCGTAAATCAAATAAAACGGAATAAGATAAAGGATACAAGAAATTGTTTCTTTTTTTTATATTATAAAAAAATATTAATAAGTTATTTAAACACCAATTACTGTATAATTAAAAATTTTGAGATATTTATTAATAAAGAAATATTATGAATAGATTTAATTTAAATACTGAAGAAAGAAATAGGATTTTAAATTTACATGAAAGTGTTAGAGAGAAAACTATTAAAAAAATTATTTCAGAGGCGGGTCCATATGAAGATGGGGAAATCCCTGTTCCTAATACAGGAACAACTGTCCCTACTACAGGAACAACTGCGACTCCTGGTACACCCGCAGGTCCAGGTCTTTCTGGATTTAATGCTGATTCAGATGGTGATGGTTCCCCTGATTATTTACAAGCGCAAAATCCGCAAGATAAATCTGCATTAACACCTGCGACTCCTGGTAAAACAAACTACTCGGCTAGTGATATTCAAACTTATTTAAAAACTAAAGGACATAATTTGGGTACATCAGGACCAAAGAAAGATGGTGTTGATGGTAAAATAGGTCCTAAAACTATTGCTGCGATAATTGCGGCGTTAGGAATAACAACAAATGTTGCACCTGTTGGGGCACCTGTTGGAGCACCTGTTGGAGCACCTGTTGGAGCACCTGTTGTGGCAAAAACAAATAATTCGTCGTCACAGACATCAGGGGGTGGTGACCCATCAACTGATGCTTAATCTTTTGTTTCGTCTTTAATTACTTGTTTTGACATAACTCTAATTGCCCTTGACACAACTTCAGACTCACCTAAAGAATACACACCATCGTGGTACGCTTTCTTAACTGCCTGTATTAATATGTATGATGCGTTGTCTTTATCCATAGACTGTAGTAACACATCTAAATGGTCTTCAGTTAGTAGTGGTATTGTGTCGAATAGTTTTCCAAATAATTGTTGTTCTTCCATTGTGATAATATCTTTTTTTGATGTATTTATAAGTATATTAAAAATTCTATGCTAAATCAATTAATAAAGAAAATATTGCTCGAAGCAACTTCTGATAGTAGTGGTGGTAGAGGGTCCTATGTTTCACCTTTACAACTTGGTATTAGGAAATTTAGTAAAGAGTCGTTACAACCATTTACAACACCCGTATCAAAGTATATTAATACTGAGTTGGAATACGATAGTTATGACGGTAAGATGAGTACTCCTAACAAAAAAATTAAAAAGATGGAAAATAAAGCAAAAAAGATTTCTAACTATATTAAAAATAACCCTATGTCAACATTTAGTGATGACGATGGGAATAATATTAATCAAACTCCTGGTGGTAAAAAAAGTATTGTACCAATTACAACATTAAAAGAATGGATTGAAATAAAAAAAGATACTGTGGTTGTTGGTGAAAAAAAAGTAATTAAACTTAACGAAAATGATTTAATAAAAATTGTTAAACGAGTTTTAACAGAACAAACTGCACCTATGATTTAGTTTATTAGGTTTTTGTTATATTTTTTCTAAAATTTTTTTAATAGAATATTTGATATTAGAAGTAATTTCTTTTTCAAATTTATTACGTCTTGACTCAACTTCTGAATCAAATAAAGTAACTACAGAATTCCACGAATTATCTCCTAATATTACAGTGTACGAATAAACGTGGTTGATTATTTTTACGCTATAATTTTCTAAAATTACGAAAATTTGGTCTTCTTCGTTTTTAATATAACGTTTGTTTGAGATTGGGGTTAACAATAAAACAGTTTCATTTTTTTTTATTAATTTTTCACAAATAGAAACACAATCTTTTTCGTATGTAGTAATTTTTGGGGTTGAAGACCGATAGAATTTAATATATTGTTTTTGGATTAATCGTTTTAATTTGTGAATAATTTGTTTCATAATCTTATATTAGTATTTATTTACAAATATAATGATATTATTTAAATAAAAAAATTAATTATATATTTTTTTTTAACAATAAGCTCCCGAACAATGTGTTTCACCATCAAGACCTTTCATTTTTCCTTTACATACTTGAATAGCGTGACCATTAGCATAAGCACTTGGATATACGTCATATGTTGCCTTTGCAGATGCAATACCTCTTGCACAAAGGGGTGTACCTGTTTTTTTACGACCCTCCATCATGGCCATATCTTTATCATCAATAGACATAGATAATTCCATACCGTCTTTTTTGGTTTCATTCATTAAGAAATCAAACACTTGGTCTAAGTTATTTTTAGATTCTGCGATATGGTCTTGAGCCCAGTCATGTCCATTTTCTAAAATAGATTCAACCATATCATGGTCTAAATCTAATAACAAATCACATTGTCTTCTCATTTGTTCTAAATTACTAAAAAACATGTATCTTTGAGATTCTTGTTCACTTAATACTTTTTTAATAAGTTTAGTTAAGT